GGCATACTGATGCCTGAGCGGGCTCCGACGTGCGCGGGCGTGGTAAGCGATGGTGCGCCTGGGGTGACTCGAACACCCGGCACGCAGATTAGGAATCTGCTGCTCTATCCACCTGAGCTACAGGCGCTAAAGGACTTACGGCCGCATACTGCACAGGAAATGGGCAGTTTGTGACCACCGTGTGACTACGGCTTGACCGCCGCCTCCCGGGGAGCCCCGATGAACTCGACGCCGGCCATGAGGTGAGATTTCGACAGATGCGCATATCGCTGCGTCAGCTTCGCGTCCTGGTGGCCGAGGAACTGCTGGAGCCGGTAGAGGTCGCCGCCGTTGATCATATACCAGGAGGCGAACGTGTGGCGCAGCGTATGGAAGGTCACGTCCTTCCCGAGATCCGCCCGCCCGCGCGCCTTCTCGAACGCGGTGCGCACGCTCCCGAGGCACTTCCCACGGAAGGTGAATACGTAGTCCCTCCCGGCTTCGTTGATGGGCCGGATCTTCTGCCGTTCGCGCAGCACGGCGGCGAGCTTCGGGGTGATCGGGAGCTCGCGCTGCTTGCCGCTCTTCGTGTTGGTCTGGTCGAAGTACACCACGCCGCGCGCCAGGTCGACGTCCTCCCACTGGAGTGCCTTCAGCTCTGACAGACGGCCGCCCGTCTCGAGCGCCGCTACGAGGAGGGGCTTCAGGTGCTTCGCCGCGTGCTCGATGAGCTTGTCCGCCTCGCCCGAGGTGATGAACCGCTCGCGCCGGTTTAAGACCTCAAGGCGTTCGACCTTCTGCACCGGGTTCTCGTAGAGCCTCCCCCACCGGATCGCGAGCGTCATCAGCTTCGAGAGCACGGCGCGCTCGTTGTTCACCGTGGCGGGCTTCGCTCCGGCGTCGAGCCGCTGGTGCATGTACTCGGTCACGTCCTTGGCCGTGGTGCCGGTGAGCAGCATCTTGCCAAAGTGCGGGACCAGGTGTGCCTCGATCACCATCTTGGCGAAACGGTGCGACCGCTTCCTCGACCAGTGTTTCTCCAGGCACTCCTTGGCGTGCGCCTCGAACAGCACGGCCGGCACGCGCCGGAGCTCGGGGTTGCGCCCCTGGCGGATGTCCTTCAGGCGCTCCGACAGCAGGATGCACGCCTCGTCCTTGTCGGGCCCGACGCGCTCCCGGATCCGGTTCCCATCCCTTCCGGGCGGGTAGTAGTAATCGATCCACCAGGTCTTGCCACGCTTATAGAGGCTCATCGGTCACCTCTCCGCCACGTCCTTCGGCGCTTCACTCTCCGGGGTTTCATATCCGCCCGTCATGATCTTCTCCCTGATTCGGCTTCCGATCCGCCGCCAGTTCCCTCCGGAGCTAAGCGCCGCTTCGATTCTGCGGTCCACGTCAGCCAACGCAGCTTGGCAGGACCCCAGCACCTTGAACCAGTACTGTCCCAGATCAACTTTCTCACCTTGCATCTGCCGAATCCTCGCATCGATCATCGCACTGAATGCGTCACGCACCCGGGAGGGACACCTATGCAAAACTGTTGCCCCCATCTTCGCGTCGAACGCTTCTTCCGTCAGCGCCCGTTGCATCTTCGGCGTCAATTCATCCAATTGAACCTCAAGCCGTTTGCGTTCCTCCCGGAGATGTTCAATCAAGCGTTCGGTACGCCATTTCCTGAAATCCAGCCGCTGGCTCACGAATTGACCTGCGATGCCGATCAACCCGCCGATGATCGCACCTAGCAAGGCTTCAGACATGGTTCCTCCCAGCATGCCGCGGCGCAGCCGTGACCGTACGCCGCGTCCTGACTTTCCAGTACATCATCGCCCGTCGCGCCCGCGCGTCCGGCTGTAGATGCCGCGGCCGTGCCACCTCTTGTCGCTCATGCCCGCCTCCTGCCGCCGCGCTTGTAGACTGTCGCCATCTCCTCCTCCTTCCCGCCTACTCCCCACTCCCCGCCGGCTCACCGCGCACGCTTCCCGTCCTTGTCGGACTCATGCCTCCTTTGCGGACGAGGAATCCCGTACCGACAAGAGACGCTCAATTCTCAGCGTGCTTCTGTATAGAAGCGAGAGCGGTGTGAATAGGGCGAGAAAGACCACCAAATCTCCAAAGCGCATCGAGCCGCCCAGATACAAACAGGCACCGAATGCGATCCAGAACCCCAGTTTACTGAAGAAGTCATCAGGCTCAGCCACTTCTGCCTCCATCATCTCCTCCTCCTTCCCCGCCTACGCCCAAGCGCAGTCAACTCACCTAGAGGGTCCAGTCATCGTCATCATCGGAACCCTCTTCCTCATTCTTCTCCTCGGCTGACCTCGGCATGCGCTTGTGGATGCGGTGTAGATGCACGTTCAGCGCTTGAATCCCCGAAGCGATATCGGCGAGGTGGTTTTTGATCCCGAAGATCGCGAATGGCAGGAAGATCCACGAGACTATGAGCGCCAGGACAAGGATGGCCACAACGATCGCAACGAGGACCCCAACTGCTCCCAGTGGCCACTTGAATTCATCCCAGAAGCGTTGCGGATAACCAACAGCCTCAATTACAACCCAGACAACCAGAACCAACAGGAAGAGGAAGCCGAACAAGTACGAGTAGGCTCCGATGACTTTTCCAAAGCGTTCAGCGAGGGTCAGCGGTTTTCGCGTACTTTGCGGGGTGTTCAACTGGACCTCCGGGTTCAGAACTATGGTTGTGCTAAGACGCATTCGATCCACCAGCTCTTGCCCTTCTTGTAGAGGCCCATCGTTACCTCCTACCCCCTGCACCAGGTCACGATCACCTGGAGGATGGCGACTAGGATCAGCGCCCCCGTCGCCCATGCGAGACCGCGCGTGACTCCGACCAGGCGATCCGCGTACTTGTCGGATGCGGCCACCGCCGTGGTGAGCGCCTCACCGTGCTTGTCCAGCGCCTCGGATAGGGTGAGCGCCATCATCGCCAGCACCGTTTGATCAGCGTTGGGGTTGTAGTGCTCCGGCAGGGTGCGTCGAATGAAAACCCTTGCGAGCCGTTCCCGAAACGGCGCTCGTTCTTCGCCTTCCGACATTATCGCCTCCTCCCGCCCTTGCCGGGCTTCGCCTTCACGCCCAAGTACTTCAGCGCCCCATCTAGGTGCGGCTACGAACGCTGACCATTTGCCTCATGCGCTTCTATGTGCATGGCCGCCTGCCTGTACACCTGTTGATTGTGTCCTTCACACAACCTGCGCGCGTTTACCATGCCCCACGTCCACCAAACGATCGACGCGCAGGTCAGCGACAGAGCCGCTACCCATATCAGGAGATTCGATCTGCGTAAGTCCCTCGTTTCAGCCCACGCCTTACGGAACGCTTTCTTCCAATCAAAACCCGGCTCGGACATGCGCTCGACGGATATGCTGGATTGAAGAAGCGCCTGCTCCGTCTTCGAGCCTACTAGGTATTGCTCCCAAAAGAACCAGGTTAGTCCGTAGCAGACCAGCGTGAGTGCCAACATCCATACGGCTCGCACGACCCGGCCCACGTACATCTGGCCCAAGCCTGGGCATACAAAAGAAAGAAAGATGGCCGTGGCGCTGCTCTTAGTTTCCAATCCCGGGATAGGGGCTTTCATGTCACGATCCTCCGCTGTCTCTGGTCGCCTTCACCCCCCAGTACCTCAGCGCCCGCATCGGCCGCACCGCGCTATGCTCGGCCCGACGCTTCCGCCTACCATCATAAGGACCGCTTGCTCGACAAACTCTACCAAGTCACTGGAGTTCCCCAGCCAAACGATCGCCCCGATGATAGCTATCCACAACGCGATCTTGAGTACGCTCGCGCTCGGGTCATCATCGAGTCGCAGGTACTTCGCCAGGAACGCCACGATGCCTACGCCTGAGAATATCCAGACCGTTACGTTCTGAAAGTCTCTCGCCGTATGCGAACCCACTAGCCAGAGGATCGTCACGACGACAACCCCCCATACCGCGATCTGGATCACTCCGCGCATCGTTTCTCCTTCACGCCCCAGTAGCGCAAGGCCCTCCTCAGCCGCGCCGGCTCCGGGGCTCGCCCCACGCCCGCTTCGAGAGCGTCGATCGGTCGAGCTCAGCCCGGGTCGTGGTCTCGCGGTCGGAGATGAACTTCTCAACAGCCTCCGGGCGGAAGCGGAGAGCGCGATGGCGCCCGCCCAGGATCTGGATGCCCAGCAGGATGCCCCTGTCCGCCAGCCGGATGACCGTCGAGGGGTGGACGTTCAGGAGGCGGGCGACTTCGGAGACCCGCAGAAGCGGAGAGATCGGCAGGCTTGCGGATCGATTCACGGGCTACCCCTTCCCGCCCTTAACCAGCCTGAGAGCCGGCCGATGCTCGCGCTCGGCGCACTCCTCGCATTCCTCATAGCCACACCGTGGGCCAGGCAGGCACCCAAGCATGTAGGCGGAGCACATACCTTGAAGCTCGGCGGCGACCTGTGCAAGTCTCTCGGCGTTGTCGTGAAGCATTCCCTGCCATCCGCGTTTGACTGTCCGCGGCGGGTGCTCCTTCATGAAACGCCCCTGCTCCCGATGTGACATACGGTTGAACGATGCCATGAACCGTTTGGCCTCCTCGGCCATAGCGGTCACGTACCGGCACGACAGCTCTAGCTCTCGCGGCAGCCTCATGTCTTCCTCCCTCTCGCCCTCGCGGGCTTGCGGCGCGGCCGGTCCCAGTACGGGCTCTTGCATTTCGGGCAGCACCTGGGTTTCTCGGGTTTCCTGGGATACCAGCCGTGGCCGCACCTGTTGCACTCGAAGCTCGGGAGCTGCATCACTGACTCCTATAGTATATGAGTATGCTCACACACATGTCAAGCCCGCCGCACTTCCTCTCCCTGGGCCCGTGATTCTACCCCAGGCGGTGAGCCTGCGCCCTGTCCAAGGTCCGGCCGCCGACCGGTTGTGGTAAGTTTCCAGCACCGCTCGCCTGCGAGTCGGGGCCATGCGGATCCGATGGAGTAGGCGGGAGACGTCGGGAACAGGAGATGAGATACCGGCTCTATATCGACGAATCTGGCGACCACTCCAGCTCCGACACGGAGAGGGCCGACAAACGATATCTTGGACTGGCGGGACTGATGTTCGAGCAGACGAAGGACTACAAGATGTTCCAGGCCGGCTTCCAGGGGCTCAAGGAGGCCCACTTCCCCCATGACCCTGACTACCCGCTCGTCCTGCACCGCACCGACATCCTCCACAAGCGCGGCATCTTCAAGTGTCTCCAGGACGAGCAGCGCTGCGCCGCGTTCGATCGGGCTCTTCTGGAGCTGATCGTTCGATCTACCTTCAGGATCGTTGCCGTGGTGATCGATAAGACAGAACATGGCTCGAAGACGTACCGGAGCTTGACGCACCCCTACCATTACGCCATCCATGCGATGCTCGAGCGTTACTGCGGTTGGCTTGCGAGGTTTGGGCAGCAGGGCGACGTGATGGCCGAGGCTCGAGGTGGAGAGGAGGATCGTGAACTGAAGCGGGCATACCGGGAGGTCTACTTCGCAGGCACGGGCTACATGAAGAAGGCGGTAGCACAAAAGGCCCTCACGAGCAGGGAATTGAAGTTGAAACCGAAGGAAGCGAACGTCGCTGGGCTGCAGCTCGCCGATCTGCTCGCCCATCCGCTGACCCGGGACGTATTGATCGACTACGGGCGGATCGAGGACAGGCGAAGTCTCTTCGCGGTAGAACTCGCTAGAGCGATCGAACCGAAGTACAACCGACAGGTCTATGAGAACAGGATCCGGGGGTACGGAAGGATCTTGTTGCGCTAAAAATGGAAAAGACCGGGGAGACCCGGCCATTCCACGCTGGCCCCTTCGGGCCATCCACCTCCGCCGAAGCGGATTAGTCACAATATACTCTCTGCGGCGCGCCGCGTCTAGGCGATCCTAGGGCAAGCCAGATTGCCCACAGCGCGGGGGTGCTGGTTTCGTTCACCCGCCCGCCTCGCCCCCTGGGGCATCCTGGCGCGTCGTTTCGGGCCAGTCCGCGGCGCCCGCTACCCCGCCGCGAATTTGGTCTCGCGGAGCCGCTCAGCCCACTGCAAGAGCCAGGCCCGGGCGCCGGACAGTCTGTAGGCCCGAGCCACCCTGCCGGCGGCGCAGTGCTGGCATAGCCCCGTGCCCTGGGTAAGGTAAGAGCCCTGCTCATCACGCGGCTTCGAGCAGCCGGAGCAGCTTCTGGACCGCGCTGCGCTCGGCCTCGATGGCGCGACGTCGTTCCTCGATCTCCGCAGCGAGCCGCTCGACCCGCTCCTGCCGGGCTTGGAGTTCGGAAGCAACATGTGTTAGGTCTAGGGCGACGTTCACTCGTTCCTCCCGCGGGCCCCTGGGCCGGCCGTCACGCCATCAGCCCTTGGGCTCGCTTTCTTTCAGGCCTCGGACTTCATCCGGGGCTTCGTGTTTTAATGCCGGCCGTCATCCTCGCCGCCCGGTGAGCACCCCCGGGCGAACTGCCAGACCCCAGAGGTGAGGACGCCGCCGGCGCCCCGCCAGAGACCGGAACGCCGGGGCCAGACAGAGCTGGACCCGAGGCATGGGCCTTGCCCTTCACCAAGCCGAGATCTCGGCCCTGTGGGGCAGCCACGCGGCCGCCTCCCCGCCATGCGCACCCGGCCGCGCTCCCCGGGCCCGGGAAGGCTGCCCCCAGGCGAGTCGGCCGGGCAAGGATCGGGTCCCGCCGGCCGCCAAGCGCCGCGGAGCGCCGGCAGGACCGCATGGGCGGGCCATCCATCGGCGCCGTTGTCACTCATCTTTCGCCATCTCCCTGATCGTCGCCCTCAGCGGGCTCTGGGGCGCCTCGGCCTCGAGCAGGCCCAGGGAGCGCCGCAGTAGCCGCAGGGCCTTGATTTCACTCAGACCGTAGCTCCGGATGAGATGGTCGCGCGCGGAGCGCGCCATCCAGAGCGCCAGGTCGGGCGCGGCCGTTCGTCGTTTCTCAGTGCTCATCGCCCCTGACCGACTTGACCCGCTCCGCGCGCCCATCGCCTGGCTTCCCGGGACATCCGCCCCAGGAGTGGGCCGAGACGATGGCGCGCGCGGGAGTGCCTTCATGGCCCAGGAACAACCTCCTATGAGCGTTGAAGCGCCAGCTCGTGCAGATGCAGGCGCCGCCTTCTTAGATCCAACTCCCCGCAGGCTCCGGAGCCGGGCTTGAGCTCGTGAAGTCTCAGACGCCGCCACTTCAGATCCTGCTGCCCGCAGGCCCGGGAGCCGAGATAGTGCTCCTGCAAACGCAGCCGGAGCCTTCTCGGATCCAGTCCCGGGGACCCCCTGCGGGTGAGCCACGCCTGCATCGACCGCAAGGCCACATCCGTCTGCGGATAGGCCGGGAAGGTGCAGCCGGGGGAGACCTCAAGGAGCGTGACCTTCTCCAGCGTCCGAACCCTCGCGCCTCCGGGCCCAGTGCTCCATCTGTCGCGCTCGGTGACGAAGCCAAAGGAGCAGCCGTCCACGTCCTTGCGCTCGATGCTCAGCGCCCGGTCCCGGAACCAGGCCGTGTCGGGCGGGCGATTTCGGAAGCGCAATCCGATCGCGTCCTCTGACAGATCGAGCGTCCCGGCGGACGTACGCCCGAGCACGAGATTGCTGTCGTGGTTCCACAAGGCCACGACGGAGTCACGCTTAATCGTCTCGGCGAAAGCACCAGGCGCGATCTTCTCCCGAAAGCCGCCGAGGTCTTCGCTAAGCTGATCGAAGACCGCGGCGTGGCCCTCGAGGACGGGGGCCGCGTCGGTGCCGGTCAGGCGGAGCTTGACTGCATAGTGGCGAAGCTCGGTCTGGCCCGCCTGCCTGCCTGCACTACGGTCGGCGCGTATCACTGGATCCACCCGGGAGGCGGCCCAGGTATCGGCAAAGGCGGGGGCACGCCGCAGCGAATCATCACGGCAGAACGCAGCGCGGGTCTGACAAACGGAAACGGCGTTGGATAGAAGGGGTTGCCGCGCCCGCCCGGGATACCGGTGATGAGCGATTCGCGCATGAGCAAGCCGTGCGCCAAGGCCGCCCGATTGAAGAGCTTGACCAGCCGCGCCGGCAGAAGCCGCGGGGCGAATTCACACGCGTCTTCATGCTCGGCAGCCAGCCGATCCATTTCGCGCCCGCAACACTCGATGATCGCCCCGATCGCGTCACGGGTCGCTTTGAGCGCCTCGAGCCGGGCTTCACCAACTTGCTTTACCAGCGCGGCCTTCTGCTCGCGAAGCGATTTGTTTTTCCGGCGGACCTCAAAAAGCTCTCTCGCCACTCGTTCTGCCTCGGTGGATTTCCCCTGCGCCACGAGCCCTTCGTACTTGCAGCTGAGCCTCGGGATTGCGTCACGATCCGGTGCGGCGATCTTCGCGTGCCCTCGCTCGAGCTGGCTCACCCGCTCAAAGAGCGGGCGCAGCCTATCCGTGGCGATGTCCTCGCGGTCCAAAATCTCGAGCAGTCGATCATCCCTTTCCTTCATTGTCATTCTCCTTTTCGTTGTCGAGGCGCGCACCGCCGAGGCGCGCGCCGATGAACAGCAGCAACCCGCCGAGCAGAAGCAGGCCGGCGCTCGGGTGCAGGAGCCAGGCGCCGACCGTCATGGACAAAATCCCGAGCGCCACAAGCGTGTCGCTCATGCGCCTCTCTTCGGGCCCGGCGGTGGCTTGGGGCCGAAAAAGCGCTCGCTCTCGTCGTCGTCAGCACCACCGATGAACTCAACCCGTGATTGGCTCGCTGGTGTGAGCCCGAACTCGCACCCGAACTGCAGAATCTGTTTCGCGGCCTGGCGCCGGATCACGAGCGCCGGGTGGGCGACCCTCATTCCGTTGGTGCACCGCTGGAGTTTGCCCTCTCTGAGAATAATCCCGGTCGCCCAGCGAAACTCAGCCCACGATTCACAGAAGCACGCCAGCGCTGCGCGATCGAGTTCCGTGAGAAGGCCGAGTCGCAGCAGCTCTGGAGCGATGCGCTTCCATTCGCGCTTGGCCTCACGGCTCAAGTTCTCCGGGCAACTCGCCCCAGCGGTCGGCTCGATGTCCCGCCGCGGCAGCGGACGCTTCCCCGGATTGCCTCGCAAGAGCCGAAGCTGAGGCGGTACAGGTCGCCTACCTCTCACGGATACCCCCTATTCCAATAACGCGGCCGCATGCACGGCCCCGCTCGGCCGGTCCCTACGCTCGACTCCAGAGATTTGATCCCCATATCCCCCGGGGCAGTGCCTGCCCTCAATTCCGAGCATGTACTGCCTGCCTCATCCTCCCCCGCTCCACCGCCTGGCTGCGCCGCTGTCGAGCGACCGCCCGCGGTAGAGGGTAAGGCCTGCGTGTCGCGCGGGTCCCGCCGCCGCCGGCCGCCGGCGAGGCGCCTTGCCGTTTGCAGACGGCTGCACGGATCGGACGCCGTGGGCTGGGCCCCGCGAGAAAGGCGCGACCTTCCCGTCAGTGAGCAACCTGGTTCTCCTGGGCATGGCCCCTCTGTCGCTGCTCTTCCTCTTCGATGAGCTGCAGGCTCTCCCGATCCAGGCGCTCTGCCTTTTCGTTGATCCGCCGTACCCGCGGGGTCAACCCCGGTCGGTTGGGGTCGATGAGGTGTGGTTTAGGCCCTTCCCACGCCGCGTCAGCGGCAGGGGGTAGATCTTCTTGTTCAGGTGGTGCCGGGTCTCCGGCACACCCCCCTGTCGCAACCTGTGCCGCGGTCTGTGTCGGCTGGTGTGCCGCCTCTGATGGGCCACCAGCGTAAGAAGTCCACTGGATAAGGGTCACGGTGATACCGATGTGTGCCGCAGCCTGTGTCGGAGTCTGTGTCTCTACCTGTGTCGGCTCTTGGGCGATTTCGCGTAGAAGGTGTGCCTGCGCGGGTTTCCGCGTGCTCGGTGCCCTGTCCGCCCTGATGACGATCTCGCCGCAGTTCTGAAGCGCCGAGAGTGCGCGGCGGACCCTGGATTTGGACGGGACCTCCTGCCGGCCGTTCTCCGTCCAGGCGAGCCTCCGCGCGAGAGAGCCGTGGGAGGTCACGAGCTGCCCGGCTTGGAGGATCTGGCCTCGAGCTGTCGAGGTCGGGCGCCAGTTCGCCAGCGACAGCAGGAGGAGCCACAGCGCCCGGGTGAACGGGGGCGCCTGTCTGTACCATCCGCTCTCGAGGACACGGCGCGGCAGGGTGATGAAGCCCTGGGTCATGACTCGCCTCCCTGGTTCCAGGGCCGGAGCTGCAGCGTGCGCTCGTCGAGCAGCAGGCGGAAGTCGACCAGCGGCCCGCGGCGGTTCTTGACGAGCGCGCCGTGGAGCTGGCCCTTCACTTCGCGGCGTTCCGGCGGGCCCATTTGGCTGAAGAGCTCGGGCCGCCAAAGCGTCACCACGAAGTCAGCGGCCTCCTCGATCTGGCCGCTGTCGCGGGCGGCATCAAGGCCGAGGCGCGCGGCGCCTTCGCTTCGCGCCAAGTCCGGGTCGCGGCCGGCCTGCGCGATCAGCACGACGGCAACGCGCTGTCGCTTGGCGAAGGACTTCACGTCCACGGCGGCCTCCGAGACGCGCTGGTAGAGCGGCAAGTTCTTGGCTCCGCTGCTCAGCAAGCCCAAGTAGTCGATCACGGCCAACCGCGGCGCCCGCCCGAGTGTCGCGGTGGCCTCCAGCATCGACGCGTCAAGGTCAGCGATCCCCGACTTCGCGCGGTCCACGAACACCACGTTCCGCCCGAATGCCTCGAGCTGCTGATGTTGTAGCTCGCTCAGGCCGCGCCATCCATCGCCGGCCAGGTGCTCGAGCTCGATGCGCGTCAGGCCCAGGCGCTGTCCGACGGCGCGCTCGAAGGCCTGCTCTCGCATCATTTCGAGGGTGAAGAAGACCGAGGCCTCGCCTTGATGCGAAGCGCCCACGATTACCTGCGACCCGAAGAGCGAGCCACCAACCTGGGGGCGTTTCACGACCGTCAGGACCTCGCCCTCGGCGATGCCGCCTCCGATCGCCCTGTCGATCCGATCGAAACCAGTGTGCAGCCTGCGACCTGGGCCCCGGGCGACGGATGCCGCGTACTCCTGAGCAAGCACCGACGTCGGCGCGCAGCGCCGGCGGATCTCGGGGTCTGAGGCCATGCTGGCGCGATAGAGTTCGGCCGCTTCTTCCTGGAGCTCGTGGAGCTGATGCCCATTCGCACAGGCGCCCGCCATCATGAACGCCCTCGCCTGCAGCGCCCGGCGGACAGCCTTTTCCTTGACGATCCGTGCGTAGTACTCGATGTTCGTCGACTTGGGAACGCCGTCGACCAAGCTGGAGATGTAGGCGGCGCCGCCTGCGAGTTCCAGATCCCCGCGCCGCTCGAGCTCGTCCTTGGCTGTCAACAGGTCGATGCCGCGCGCGCCCGCGGCCACGGCGACAAGCGCAGTCCAGATGCGGCGGTGATGCTCCGAGAAGAAGTCGGAGACCTCGACGATCGACTGCGCTTGATGGAGCGCCGCCTGTCCGCTCAGTAGGATTGAGCCCAGAACGCCACGCTCCACCTCGAGGTTGTGAGGAGGCGGCTGGCGAGCTGCGGTCTCCGGGTCTGGTGCCGGAGCGCGCTTCGGGCTCACGCGGCACCGCCCCCGTTCTGTACCCGGCGGCGCGCCCATTCGAGCACATCGGGCAGATAGTATCGGTAGACTCCCTTGTGCCTCCGGCCGTGCCGTGGGAGCGCCAAGTCGACTGCTGGTAGCCCGGCCTTCCTTCTGAGGCGCTCGACGTGGCCGACTGACACTCCGAAGCGCTGAGCGAGGCCTTCGCCATCGAGGAGTTCGCCACAGAACGGGCAGTTTCCCGAAGCCGGGCCGCGGTGCGGCGCGAACGGCTCCGGCAGTACGCGGGCAGGCGGCGCCTCATGGGGCCGTTCTTCCACGAGGACCCTCGCCGCACGGTTCATCGTGCCCCCGCCCTACCGCGTGATTGAGTTCGGCGCGGCGCGGCCGGAGGGAGGGCTTCCGCAAGCGCTTGAGCCACGGACGCGGAACTCCTCGACGAGATCGATCCACCGGACTCCCAGCGCCGCACCGTCTCGCGCGAGACAGCGGGCTTCGCGCGGCGGCCCAATTCTTCGTGCGTCAGACCCGTACCCATCCGAACGATTCGTCTATCCACGTTGTGTAAAGTACACCACGCCCAAATCCAAAGCGTCACATTGGCACAAGAGTGGCGCCCGGCGCTGGTTTCCGGATGACGTGGATGAGAAGAATCAGGCTGGGAATTGCTGAGAATGGCGGGTGCGCAGAGGGCGCACCGGCGCTCCGAGCGGATCGGCCTTACTTCTTGGTATCGGTGTGAGGCACTACGCGGTAGGGACGCTTGCTCAGCTCGTGGAGTTTCAGGATTTCTGTGTACATTTCGTCGTCCGTCATACGGGCGGCCCAGCGGCTCATGGCCTCGCGGGAAGGTGTGGACGCGTACAAGCCCCACCGCGCGAGGGCCTCGGAGATGAGCTCAATATAATCGGGCAGCTGGTGATCCTTGATCTCCTTGAGCCGTTTGTCACGACGCCGCTCACCTTCGTGGCTGAGATATTCGCCGGACTGCTCCCAATTCGATCTCTCCCGCTGCAAGGCCTCTTCGCGGGCCCGCGCGGCTTCCCGCACTAGGGCGCGAGCCCTTAAGCGGGCCAGCTCACAAAGCAGGCGACCGGAACGATTCTTGCGCTCGACCAACTCGCTGACGAGGCCCCCCATGCTGCCATTATCGTCCTTCGGCTCAAGAATCGACCACGGCCAAGCTGGGGTTAGAGGGGCTTTCCCGCCATGCGCGGGTCGGCTAATCCCAAGGAAATCGACGTCCCAGGAGGTCAAGAGCTTCTCGATGTCGAGGAGCGCTTCGCGGCCCTCAACTACCTGTTCGAGCTCGTCGGGTGCGCCCTGTTGATGCGGCGCTTCTACCTTGCTCGCATTCCATGCGACCGCCCGGGCCCTCTCAAGTACCTCCATATTCCGCACGTCTTTAGGACGTCGCTTTCGTAGGCGCCCAAAGTCCCGAGTGAGGATCCTGCGTGCAATCCTTTCGAGATCATCTACCCCAAGCTGCTCGACTTGCCTTCGGTGGCGCTCTCGCCGCAGGCGCTCTAGACGTGACAGTTCCTTCTTGGACGGCCCGTCAGGGAGTTTGCCATCGACGGGCGCTCCAGCGGGGGCCCTGACTCCAGCTCTCAACCCTGACGGTCCTCGCCACCGGATGAGTCTCTTGCCCGCTTCGAGCGAGCACTCAATGACCTGGCCCCGATGGAATACAAAATTCTCGCCCGCCATCGAGGACAGGAGCCGTACCTTAATCGTCGCCGGCTTGCGCCTGCGACCGCTTGGCGTTGTGTGTGGTTTGGGTCTGTGCACCGCGCCTCCGTGCGCGTCTCCGAGGGAAGGATTCGCGCCCCCACCGTTCGGAGATCCGGCCCGCTGCAGGCGGTTGGGGGCGCGATCGAACTTTAGTGTACCGCTATTCGCTCATCTGTCGAACTGGCGATCGAATTCTGCACCGCGTCCACGCCGGCACTTGTGACCAAAACGTGACTACGCACCGGCGGTCATGGATTGCACTTGGGCCGGAATGGGCCGTAATGACGCCCATTTGGGCCGATACGCCGATTGTGGAAATTCGACTCCCGATTTGTCCTGCAACGTCGTGGGACTGTTGGCAATTCCGCACCGGACTTTGACCAATTAGGAATCTGCTGCTCTATCCACCTGAGCTACAGGCGCGACCAGAGCGGCCAGTATATCAAAGTCGCTGATCCGCCCTCCTCGCCGGCGCAGCGGCGATGCCGCCCTCGCCCCGGCCCCTGAGATCCACTCAAAGAGGGTCTTGACGTTTTCGGCTTTCGAGGTATACCCCGCCACGGTCTTACGGGAAACGGGCCTGCCCCATCCAGGGGCAGGGCAAGGAGGGAGGGAGGTGTGTTTATGAGGTGCAGATCTGCGGTGGAAACTTACTGGCTCCGCAAGTGCGGGCTGGCGGCGGTCGTGGCCGTCGCCGCGGCGGCCTGGGTCACGGCGGCGCCGCCCGAGCGCACG